AACATCCTGATGCTACAAATATTCTAGCGGAAGCGGCACATACTGGTCAGAATCTTGGAAATATAGCTGGAACTATACTAGGAGCAGAAGGTGGTGCAAAAGGTGCTCCAGTCGTAGCAAATGAAGCAGGTAATATTGCATCTGATGTCAATACTTTGGCTGGAAAAGCAAGTACTCCAATTAGTGATGTTGTAGGCACAGTTGCAAATAAAGCTAGTGATATTGCTTCTAACATAAAAGAAAAAATAGCTCCTTCTGCTACACTTGAACAAACTGTAGGACAAGTTGCACAAGGCGGTGCTGATGAAATACCAAAATTCACAAAAGGATTAAGTAATCTCGATACTAGCGGTGTAAAAACATATGAAGATCTAACTAAAACTGCGGGAGATACAATTAAAACCGAAGCAAAGGCACAAGATACGGCTTTGGCTGCGGCTTCAACACCTCTTAAAGTTCAGCAGATGGCTATTAAAGTCGGCGATCAGGAAGCGGCTCATAATTATGTTATTGATGCGGTAAGTCAACTTAAAGATTATTTTACAAAGACAAATGATATTGCAAATTTGGCTAAGGTTAATTCATATGCAGAAAAACTTAATCCTACTACTGGAGAAGGACTTACTGTTCAAGATATAAATAATATTGCTCGTATGCACGGAACAAATCTTAATGCCTATAATGCAAACGGTGAATTGGCTTCGGGACTTACAAAGCAAGCGGCCGAAAATACACGTCAGGGATTGAAACAGACTGTTGTCCAAAACATTAAAGACCCTGCTATGCAAGCGGAGTTTAAAGCATATGATGCAAAAATGTCTAGTCTTTATACTGTTCGTGATCTATCTGGAAAAATGGCTGAAAAGGTTAATAAACTTACTCAAAGATTACAGAAACCTAATATTCTTCAAAAACTTGGTTCTATCATTGGTCAAGTTGGAAAGATTAGTGGTATTGGAGATATTGCGCAAAAACTTATTGGTATTGAAAAAGTACCAGGTGCTTCTACTCTTAATGCAGTTGAACTTCAAGCACGTCTAGTAAAAAATCTAGCCAAAATAAATGAAGCTTTAGGAAAAGATGATGCAGGATTCGTAAAAGATGTTCAGGATATGCTTCAATCAGACAAAAGTACTCCTAACAATACTAGTACAACAAAAATAACTGCAAACCAACCTGCTAATACTGGAGAGAGTGCCCAAAGTATGAAAAATAATAGTAACCAGGCCATGTCTAAAGATAATATCACATTCCAGCCAAAAAGCAAGACAGGACAGTTGATACAAAATGCTATCAAGAAAATCCAAGAAACACCTAATAAGCAAGGAGGATTTATCGGTAAGGGTGTCACAGAGGCTGATGCAGCTCGTGATGAAGTAATGTCACGACTATCAAAGCTAGATGCTAATGATTTCATGAGTTCAAATGGAAAACTAAATATGGAAGCAGTACAACAGCATGATGATTTGATGTCTCGTTTTGAAAAGAAAAATGAAACTCCTGATGATATGCGAAGTGCACGAGAACTTTTGATGTTGTTAAAGAAATAATATGAATAGAATACCATCACCAATTCAACAAAAACAGATTAAAGAAAGGCTGAATGGTATTCTTGCTGATAAATTATTGAATACTCCTATTTCAAGGACAACTCCAATGCTTGTTAGAATCATGGCCGATCTGATGAAAATTCATAAAGACCTTTTTGATAAGATTGATGAATACTATAAAATGGTTGAAATAAAACAAGGAGAAAAAGGAGAATCTATAAAAGGAGACAAAGGCGAAGATGGGTATACTCCTTCAAAGGAAGAATTACTAGAACTTATCCTACCTCTTATTCCAGAAGTGAAGCATGGGGAAACACCATCAGAGGAATATCTACTTTCTCTTATTCAATCTGTTATGCCAGAAATAAAACATGGAGAGACACCAAATGATGAAAAGTTACTTTCATTAATGAGGCCTCTTATTCCTGTAATAGAATCAAAAGATATAGTTATAACTGATGAACATCTTGAAAAAATTGCAAGTAAGGTATCAAGTAAAATGAAACCTATAAAGCACGAAAAAGAAGAAGTTGATATTGATAATCTGTTAAATCTCATTAGTAAGCGACCAAAAGGAAAGAGACTTAATCTTGATTTCATTGATGGTCTTGATCAAACAATCCAATCTTTAAGTTCACAGGTCACTAAAAAAGGATATTTGCACGGTGGTGGAGATACTGTTTTAGCTGGTGGTGGTGTAACTATTACTAAAAATGCAAATGGTAATAAAATTATTAGTGCTGCAGGTTTTCAAATACTTACTGCTACGGAAATACCAAATGGAGTTTTGACTATATTTACATTTCCATCTGCTACTGCAAAACCGTCATTTATTATTTCTGATAACGTAATGATGAGAGCAACAACATCGAAAGGTACAATAAATTGGACTTGGAATGCAGGAACAAAACAGGCCGTGTTGACAATACCACCATCTGACGACATCGCCGTCGTAGTATAATATACTCACATGAAAAAACTACTTTTAGCAATTATAGGAATACTGGCAACACCACTTATATCATTTGCAGTAATGATTAGTGTTCCATCTGCTCCAGGTGCAAACTATGTACTTCTTTCAACAACTACAGGTGCATATATTGCAACAACATCTTCGGCTATACAGACATTTCCTGCTTCTCCATCAGGATCAATTCAATATAATGATGGTGGGGTATTTGGTGGTACAGCTAATCTCACAACGGATAGTGGTGGCAATATAAGTTCAGGTGGCATTGCCACCTTCAGCGGTTCAATCAACTCATATACTCAAGTCAATGTCAGTACAAGTTATTCTGGCTCAACTATTAGCATGGGCGATAATGGTAATGGACATCCAGGTATTCAAAATAGTTATGGTGCTCTCGCTCTACAAGGAGGTTCAAGTAATGGCATTGATTTCTACACTGATGGTGGAAATACCTATGGCATGTCTCTTGACCCAAGTGGCAATCTACAGCTTTCAGGTAAGTTGTACTTACCAAGTGGTTCTACATTTCTCGGTCTTCCTGCAAGTATCGTTTCTGATTACGGCCGATTCTTCATCAGTGATAATGCTTCAAACTATGCTAACTTTGGCATGGATTCAAACAATAGTAACTTCTTCTTTGATGCCACGACTGTAGGATTTGGGGTGGCTTTCTGGACAAATGATGGCAGTGGCGATACCAGAAAAATGTTAATTGGTGCAGCAGGAGATATTCAAACAGCTCAAGGAACACTCGATGATGGATACGCCAACATGAATATGGTTTCAATGATGTTCCAGTTGAATGGCGATCGTTCAGGTTTTAAAATTGGTGATGATGGAGGTATGCATAGTTCAAGTTTCGGTGGTATCTATACAGGTTCAAACGGCGGTCCAGTTCTACAATTTAAAAACTATGGTAGTTCAGATACGATTTTAATTGATGGTGGACTTGGTGATATTCACCTTAATGGAACACTTTATCTCGGCAATACAGGTACAAGTATGCAAGGACTTTATGGAGGTACAATGGCCTTTGACGGCAGTGGCAACATTCAAATCACGCCAGCAGGTGGTGCAACTACTATTACTGGAACAGTCACAGCAAATACGTTTGCAACAGTAGGAGGTTCATCAACAACCTTCACAAAAGGAGATGGCTCACAAGATTCAACAAAATATCTTCCGTATAAACAATCAGGTGCAGTCGTTCTTGTATCTGGAACAAAGGCAGTTACAATATCAGGTATTACTTCAAGTAACCGTGCCTTTGTCACCGTATCAGTCACAGGTGGAACGCTTGGGACAACTTACAAAGCTGTATGTACCACAAATACGCTCACGGTTACATCAGTGAGTGCCGCTGGTACTACTGTAGTAACAGATACGAGTACGCTTAATTATTTAATTATATAAAATATATGCAAAAAAATATCATTACAATTTCAGTCGTAGTAATAGCTTTTGTAGGAATTATTCAACTTACTTGGGCTATTGTATCGAAATCAGATGCAACTAATACTAAAATAGATTCAGTTATTAGTTTCTTAAATCAACAATTACAAAAACAGTCATCTAATCAAACAAAATAACATGCCTATCATCCCTCAAACAGCTCCCATTGATCCTATTCAAGCTCGTATTAATCAGATCATGCAGTTAAACATGAATCTATTAACATCAAATAAAAATGGCCTATTAGAGATTTTCCATCTTGTATATTTTACAAATCAAATAGCTGTTGGCCTTCATCCTGTTGTTTCATTGATTACTGATACACAAGCAGTCTTCGATCATTTCGGAACTGATGCTGTTAAATTATTTATTGCTGCTGATTTAGTTACCAAACTCATTCAGGTAGTCGATCCAACATTTATTGCTCCAGTTCCTCCATTTAACTATGTGATTAATCCAGATGGAACTGTAACTGTATCAGCTAAGATATAACATCATGAAAAAAATCACTCCTGCATTCATACTTGGAACAATATCAATCATATTTGGATATGATACGATTGCAGAGATTTTTGGCTCTCATGCAACCATTAGTGAATGGGCATTTACTCAACTTCATACTGATATATATGCTCCTGTTGTGTTCTGGGTAGCAGTTACTGCATTTTTTGCTCACTTCTGGTTCTTTCGACCAAACAAAGATGCTCCTAAGAATAAAGGTGGAACTCCTATGTCTACTGTAGTTACTGTTGCTCTTGTGACTTCATTTGTTACAGGAATAGGAACTTATATAGCAAACAATGTTTTGGCCGCACCTGCACAATCTCAAGCAGCCGTAGGAGCACTCCAAACTGATGTTGCTGTACTCAAGAGTAAAGAAATCGTACAAGATACCGAAATAGATACACTCACTAAATCTGCTGATACTACTAATAAAAATGTCGTAAAATTACTAATAAAATTTGGTATTCAGCCAGTACAATAATATGTATATTCCATTTCAAAAATTAAAGACAGAAATACATAAAAATACAGGTAAATATAGAATTAAACCTATTGAAAAAAAATGTATTGTCTGTCATAAAACTTTTAATAATTTGAGAAAAAAGAAACAAAAAATAAGTTATAATTGGACAATTTCTCCAAAACAATTTGAAAAAGTAAAGTGTTGTTCTGTAAAATGTCAACGTGTATATTTAAAAACTATCTTAGTAGGAGAAAGATGTGGTGGATGGAAAGGAGGAATAGTTATAAAGGATAGAAAAGCATACTATCATTTTAAAAGATTAGAAAGAATTGTAAGACAAAAGGGAAATGGAGGACATCATACTCTTGATCAATGGAATGAATTAAAAAAGAAATATAATTATATGTGCTTATGTTGTAAGAAGTATGAGCCAGAAATTAAACTTTCGCAAGACCATATCATCCCTATATCAAAAGGTGGATCAGATAACATAGACAACATACAACCTCTCTGCAAATCATGTAACTGCATTAAAAATGTAAAAACAATATCTTATATTCAACTATATGAAACTTCTACCATATAAAATAATAGCTAAAGTTAAGGGTATTTTTACTGATCCAATACAGTATAGACCATTATTAGAGAATGGAGATTCTGAAAGTTTTTTTGGAAATTACGAGGGTCAAAGATACGGAAATTATGATACGAGCGATTGTTGGTGTTTTTCTGGTGCGGAAATACTTGAAACACGTCTTGAAATGCTTGAAAAGTTAGGACTAATTCCACAAGAGACTATAGATTGGGCACAGGCTAATGGATATAAAGATGCGGATGGAGATTGGTATATATCCCGTAGATGGATTGCGATATTAAGTAATGTTCGAGATCAAGGGAATTACCAACTTAATTTTTGGGGTCTGGCTTCTGTGCTTGGAGTGATTCCAAATGCAATGCTTCCATATTCTCAACAACAAGCATATCAAAAAGTATCTCGCAATGATTTCAATAATGATTACTATAATGGAGGTGTCATTACTCCTGAAATGCAAGCACTTGGTAAAGAATTTCTCAAACGATTCAAAATACAAGCTGAAAATATCTCTGGCGGTTTTATGAAGAATATAGATGTATCTTTGAAAACATATCTCAAAGAAGGTTCATTACAAATTGGCATACCAGTTCCTCAAGATGGAACATGGAATAAACAAAATATAGATTATCCTACAAAAAGATATAATGCAGATCATGCCGTTGAACTCTATAAATATGATCCTACACAGAAATATCCGTTTTATATTTACGATAGCTATGAACCTCACTTAAAACAGCTTTCAAGCGATTATTACATTCCAATTATCACTCGTGTAGCCATTACTCCTATTCTACCCACTGTACAAGCTCCTATAGTCACTCCAGTGAGTAATTGGTCGATGTTTTGGAGCAATGTATCAGCTTGGTTACAAAAACTTCCTATTCCTTACCCAAATGTACCGATAGGAGGCAGTAAATTATAAATATTAAATTAATTATTATGCAATCACTTAAATCTTTTATCTTTAGTCCTCGTGTTAAATCTATTATCTTCCACGCTATTTGTATTGGCCTGATCGCTGGATTGAATGATCTTGCAAATGTTATCAATCTATTTAATTTGTCTCCATTCGCTGTAACATTTATTGGTCTTGTATTGAAACAAGTTATTGGCGGAATAAATGCTCTTGCACAAGGACAAGTTACAGGATTTGTAAAATAAGTTATAAACAGGGGTCGCCTTCGGGCGATTTTTGTTTGAGGTACAATTAAATACCAGAAGAAGATCATTTACATTGTTGCTTATCGAATACCGCAAGTCTAGTTAAGTCAAATGTCATGATTAAACAAATAATCAAAGTCAGCGGAAACGCAAATGGTGTTGTCTACGCACCAGTAGAATTAAAAGACTACAAATCAGTAGAAGGAGAAAAAGCACTATCACATTCTTTCGTTATGGATATTCTAAGGAAAGTTATGGGTAAAACTTTAACCATTATTGATGCATCTATTTTGGACAAACAGCAAAATAAAGCAATCAAAGATTTAATCAGAGAAGTAATGTCAGAACAAATGGATTTTTGTGCCGATATGGCATTTGACCAAATGGTTCTTGAAGGGATGCTCCCTGATAATATCGAAGAATTTGGAAAAATTAAATCGGTTACAATAGAAGAAGCGCTCGGAGTTAATTAATTATTAATCCTAGCTTGCGGTATTCGGTAAACAACTCTAACAAAAGGAATCGTATGAAACCAGATTGCTCAAATTGTCTTCACATGTATTGTTGTGAGGCGGAGAAAGACGGTAATCAGTGCCCTATCAGTCCATCCATCAAACCTGCTTCCGAGCCGTTTGATAAGGAGTTCAAACCTGCTAAGCCTTATAAGCCGACGTGGGATAGCCTGGAGGGAATGTACAGATGAAACATAAAGGCTTTTGCCCGAAGTGTCTTCGAAACTATAGTGACGTCCTCTACACAGAACATCATATACTACCCAAGCGTCACTTTCGTGGCTCATGGGATGTCATTGACCTGTGTCGGGGATGTCACAACGAAATCGAACGACTCATCCCATATCACCCGATACTTCCTGTATCGGTCTATTACCTTATCGTCAACAACTTTATCGGTCATCATGTGGTGACTGCTCCAAAGGAGGTGAAACGTAATGCACGCTTTGCTCATCATTAAACGTGAGAGTGATTCATTCCACGTAGACGGCATCTTCACCGCTGACCAGAAGAAACACCTTGAACGAGTTTGTTCAGGACGTGCTGGTCAGGTTATGACGGAATTCACTATGGAGAAACTGGAGGTTCGCTTCCAGACTCCGAATGGTTCAATTGTAATCCTCCATACATGAAATTGACAATATGATTGTAAATAACAAAAATCCACCGACGTGAGCCGATGGATTTTCTTTACCACCACTTTCTTAGGTTTTGTTGTTTTTACTTCATTCATATATTTATTTCTTTTCCCCATTATCGTGGGGGATTAGATTAGTTTTAAGCTGCCATTCTAATAATGTCATATTTGGTTTACAAAACTCATTTTTATTCAGATTAAAAATGCCGCCGTGGTCAGTCATATCTTCAAAGATAACAGTTTTCTGCATTCTATCTGAAGATGTGAACACAATACCGTGTCGCCCCGTAATCTTATGTTTTACAAATTGTCCGTTAATTAACTTCATATTAGATGTTGATTACCACACTTACTAATAAATGGAGGTTGGCCAATTAGCGTTCCAACTGCTTTCTTAACACAGTTAATACAAATACCAAACGATTCTTTTTTTTGTTTAAAGGTAAACATTGAATCATGCGGACAGAACGAACAGGTTACTTTTTTTTGTTTGTTTTTTTTCATTTGTTTATAGGGGTGAGGGGGATTAGTTCCATTGTTGGTAATCTTTTAAGTACGTCTTTAGTGCCGAAAAAAGTCCAAGAGATGCAACCGTGTGAGGTGAAAGGCTTTCGGCGGATGTATAATGCCACGAACAGTCAGCAGCAATCTTTTTAAGTAAAACATCTGCTATTGTTTTATTACTGTCCATCCAAACCGCATCATTTTTCATATCCTCTCGTGTAGGAAGGCGAACATCCTTTTTAGGTATTTCTTCCCATGGCTTTTTATCAAGATTAATCTCTAAGAGGATTACATTTGTTACGACATCATTCAATGCATCATATGAACGATTATTTTTGTTCAATGCAACAGGGTCAGTAATATCCTTGAGCTTTGTCCTGAACTTCTTGCAAAATGCGAGCCATATTTCTTCTTCTTTTTTCATATATTTACGAGTTAATTGGGGAGGATAATTTCAATTGGTATAGACTTTAATCTTGGACTATCAATCATTCCTGCAGTACTTATTCCATTTTCCTGAACATTTGCTTCTGCACGACCTTTGTCAAAATAGACTGTCATAATGAATGGTGTTTTTGGCTCAAATTGAGCATTTACAACCGCCCATGCTTTTACTTTCTTTTTCATATCTTTATTTCTTTTTCCCATTATCGTGGGGGATTACTTTCCTAGTTTATTAACAAGTTCATTTAAGGGTTTTAATCCTTTTGTTAATGAATCAATAATTTCCTGTTCTGGGATTGATTTTGCATAAAGGATAGGATTGACACCCATTTTCATATTATATTTTATTTCATTGAACTGTTTATCGATTACTCTTTGATTAACTTCCAAATCTGACAATCTCTTTTTAATATCTGTAAAACCAAAGTGATTACAACAAACACCAGTATCAACAAACGGAGGATATATACCATGTCGGTGTTCATGCAAGCAGGTTAGGCAACATCTAGGCAAACTTGGATTATTATTTACAGAGCCGATAATATACGCAATTACTGCTACCACTATTGCTACTATAACGATTGTTATTATTGTTATCATCTTAATTATTATTAGATTTAATAAACTCAGCGATTGAGGATACCATCAAGCCTTGTAAGCGGAATCATGTCTGCGTAAATATAGTTCCCACTCTTAGGGTCTTTGATAGCTTCCTGAACATACTTTGTAACTTCATCTCGTATCTCCTTATTTCTCACCTCAACTGCCGTGTCAATGGATTCAAGGAGGAAGGATTCAGCGTCAGGATAACTAACTTCATCATTTTCATCCCAATGAGGAACGATATCATTAGGGGCAAATTTCTCTCGAAACGATCTAATTATGTCTTGTTTGGTCATTTGAGTATTAATTAATTGGTGCTATGTCTGGTTTCTGATCTTGGGGGAAATCAACGAATATACCAAACTTTTCTCCAAGGTGGCGTGTTAAATGTTCAAATATCAATGTAATATCCTCCACTTTATCCAACTGTGTCGTGCTTTTCTTCCCAGTAATCGCTTCTTGCGCCGGTCGCCATATCAATTCCTTGATTTTAGAAGCATCCCAATCAAGATCGACTTTTTCTTTCAAAACTAGCTGAACCGTGTATCCGGCATCGTTCATTTCTTTGGCGAGTAATTCAAAGTATTTATGAAGTGCCTTATTTTGCTGAATAGTACGAACACCAGTAGTTCTATGAAAATCAGCCCATAAAGTTTTCTTGTCATTCTTTTTGAGGAACTCTGCGAACTCTCGTGTATTACTTGGTACGAGATTTCCTTCTTTAGATTGAAAATAGAATAGATTACTCATATTGTTTTAATTCTTGGTTGAGTGCAATAATCGCCATTTTCCAATCAGGTTTATACGAAAAGTGTCGTTTACGATCTTCTTCGCATTCTGCCCATAATTCGTTTCTATCCTGTGGAAGTAGTGATCGAACCAAATCGTTATATTCATCTTCATTCCAATGTTTCCATCCATGACATCCTTTACAAAGGCACACAATAAGTCGTGTATCAGCGTAAGTGGCTGAATTTGCCCTTGTAACCAAATGATCTGCTTGGATTACTGTTTGTCCTACCTCACCACCACAGTGACGGATATTTTTTAATATACATCCTCCATCTCTTTTAATCACGATTTCTCGCACTAATCGCTGTATTTCCTGCTTTAGTTCCGAAGATGACTCTTTGCCTACTACACGCAGTTTAGTACGTTTTAACGCAATCCTGTGCCCTTTCAGTGTGGTATAGGTAGCCTTCTTAAATCCTGATCTGCGGAGTTGGCTAGTACCTCTATTTAATGGAGTTCTGCGTAACATTATATTATTTTAGCTTGCTCGGGTTCAGTAATCAATCGGTAACTCTTGAAGTTGAACTCGTCAACAAAAGGGCTTGCTTCAATTTTATAACCCTTCTTCTGCAAGTCATGGACACGAGCGTGATATTGACTAAGAAACATCTCACGAAGAAAGTATCTACCATTTATCCATGATCCGTTTGCATCCTGGAGAACCTTTAATACTTTTTCAGCTTGTGTTGCCATGTTAGAAAGGAATTTCGTCAGGGTTAATATCCGCTGATAATTCACCTTGTGGTGCTTGTTTGTCCTTGAACATAATACCGTCACCGAGGATTGCAGACTTGACCTTGTTCTCTCTATCTTCCTTTGTTTGAGGAATAGTTACAAAGTGAGTTTTCCAAAGTTGGTATGTATCTCCTTCTTTAAGCAACTTTGCCTCTTTGACTGGCACAATATCAAGTGCAATTTCTTTAACAGTAACTTCCTTACCATCTTTTGTTGTAAAAGTGCGAGAAGTTATTTTTGACTTATCAATCTTTGATACATCTATTTTGATTGAGATTTTTTCGTTCACATTATTTCTTAAATGTTGCTACTAATCTATAGATACTCATTTCTACAATCATATCAGTTTTTTCATTGTAATTATTATCGGCAAGAAACTTCTGATATTTTTTGTTAGCTTCCAACTTTGCCTGTGCCTCCGCTTCTTTTTTTTCAGCCAACTCCCTATCTTTCTTTTCCTTTTCAATCTTTTCTTCTGCCTCACGCTTAACTTTGGCAATAGCATCAGCCTTATCTTTTTCAGCTTTAACTAGAGCTTGTTTCTTTTCTATTTCAGCTTTTTCAATCATATCTTTTTTGATTTGTTCTTCTAGTGCTTTCTGGTCTACCTCACGTTTTTTATCTGCTTCTTTCTTTGCGATATTAGAGGTATTTTCTGCTATCTTTTCCTGAAAAAAAGCTACCCACTGTGTGTCATCAAGTGTCAAAATGAAGTCGTCTGTTACTGTTGAAATATCAAGGGAAGCAAGTGATTGTTTCTTACCTGCCAAAAGTGATCTACGGATTTCCATAGTCTTTTTCAATTCCTCTGCATCTAGAATGTCTTTAAACTTTTTTTCAACAGGTTCAGTAATCGCAAGGTATTCATTACGCTTATCAAACACCTTGCTACGAAAGTCGTTTGCACCATCAACCATTTCTTTTTCCTGCCTCTTAATCGTAGTGCGAATCTTAACAAACTTCTTATACTCATCTTTAACTGCTTCAATATCCGATATGTCTACATGCTCCGACTCCTTTGCAATAGTCTGCAAGGCTTCCAATGTATAATCGAATTTAATTATAAACTCCGTAGTCATGTTATTTAATTTTAGACTCAATATCATTAATAAGTTTCTCTCCTATTGCTAAACCTGTCTTTATTTTTTCTCGCATAACTAGATCAACTCCAATACGTTTTACAAGGATAGATTTTTTATAGTTTGGATTATAAGCTACAAAATCACACCATGAACGATCACATATAAGCATTTGCATTTGCATTTGCCACATATATTTACTCTCGATTTTGAAGTCTTCCTCAAGTGTCATTTCAAAGTGTTTGGTATCATCAAAACATTTTATTTCAATTAAACCATCTACACCAACTGCTCCATCAGGACTACAACCTGCTACATTTGATACATTAGGATTAGTTACAAAGCCCACAACCTCAACAGTATTGCCTGTCTCAAGCTCGTATAGGCTTCGTGCCTGTGGTTCTAATTCGATACCACGCTCTAAATCTTTGTTGGTGTATTGTTCAATGACTGCACTACTATATTTTTGAGCCATTTTATCCATTACGAGGCTTTCAAGACCTTTACCTTGATTACCTATTGCTTGAGCTTCGGAAGCTGTTAATGGATATTGTAGGCGTAATGCATGCCATTCTGGTGTACCTTGTTCGACTTGATGAATCTTCATACTATTCTTTATTAGCTTCGATGATAAACTTTTTTTGTGCTGTAATAAGACTTGCAAATTCCTTTCCTAATCCCTTATTTTCTTCGTAAAGTTTTTTAAGATCCTCAAGATTTGTTATCTCTGTAATTTTTTCTTTTAAAGCCTCAATTTTTTCGTTAGACTTTTTGTCTTCATTTGCATCTGAATCCTCATCACCTGTCAAAATACCGAGAGCATTACAAAATGCATAACGCTTAGCAAATGTGATGCGAGCACCATGCTTTTGTGGATCAGACATATATTCCTCTGCACCTATAGGAATTTGGAATGAACTAATTTCTGAATGTCCGAGCTTGTGAGTAATCTTACAAATAGCTGTAATGCTCTTATCATCTTTTTTTTCATCGAAAGAATATGATAGACCTGCATTTGCTAAAGGTTTCTGTATCTGTGAGACAATAGAATCAAGTGGTGCATACTTATAACGAGTAGTCTTTCCATCTTTATTCAATACAATCTTTTTCTTTACTATTACTGGACACTCCGCCTGAAACGTAGCTATAGCCTCTGTATATGCTTCTCTAGCCTGTTCTGCTTTTAATTCCTTACGCATAGCGAGGAGCTTTTCAAGTGTCTCAATAGAAGCACCTGCGGTTATTGCTTTACCAATTAGACTTTCAACTTCTTTTGTTTCCTTACTTGTTGTTATTTCTTTTGACATATTAGTTGAACTTAATTAAATTAACTGCTTCACGAGCCATTTGTAAACGCTTGCGTGCCTTAATTACTCGTAGTTTAGCGTTTTCTTCTGCATCCTGTGCTTCACGACATTCAATGAGTGCATTTGCCATTTCTTGCATTGCATCAATAATTTCCTGTTTAGATATTTTCATTATTTTATCTTTTTTATTGCGAGGATCATTACTCCAAGATTTAAGCGACTTGAACAATTTGCCCAGTCTGTAAGTCCCATAGTCGGGCTAGTAAACATAACATCCTGTGCAAGAGCTTCTGAACTGGTCGCATTAAGTGCAACTAAAAGTGCATCGAGATTTGTAATTGTTTTTCCGTAGAGTGATTTATAGTAGTATTTTACTGTTTTAATTTTAAACTGTAATACTCCATATGACATCTGTCCCTTGTCTACTACAACTTTTCCCATATCACTAGCTCGGTCACTATCTCTTGGATCATAGGTAACAAGAGCATCTGATTCTGAATATCCATTACTTTCACATGATTCAGCTTGCTTTACGACTGATTTTTCAAGGCTATCAATTTTTTGTGCATACATCTCTGGAGAAATATCTGTAGTAATTGTGTTTGTAATTACTGTTGGATGTTTATGTTCATAATAGAGTCCAAGAGTAACACCGACGATTATTAAGATAACTGGAAAACCGATAAACTTTGTAACGAACCACTTTGAACTTGTAAACTTTCCTTCACTATCACGATTTATATTATTCATTTTATTTATTGCTATTAGTTAATTTTGTAATTATCTAGTAGCTGGGTAGGCGTGCTATATTCTCTTTGCTTCTCTCCATTCAATCAGTTGAGCTAGTCTAGTTTTGAATGGTATATCTTGTGCTATTTCTCTCATATCTATGAATGGTTGCTCTGGTATATCTTCCGAGAGGAATACATCCTCAATTGCTTCTATTTCTTGTTTTGACA